CTTCGTCGCGGTGATGAAGGGGTCGATGCCGATGTCCCCGCCGTAGATCTTCAGGGCCTGGATGATCTCGTCGATCCGCCCCTCGCTCTGGACGAAGGCTTCGTTGACCGCACGGGTTGCGGAAGCCGGCAGGACCGACTCCAGCTCGACTCCGTCGAGCCCGCCCACGATGTTGCGGAACGGGATGACCTGCGTCAGTCGCTGGTCCTCGATGAAGGTCTCGATCACGCCGCGGGTGAAGACGTTGGACTCGCCCTTCGCGGCTTCTACGAGAGTGAGAGCCATGTTGGTTCTCTCCTTGTTGCTTGGTTGATGTTGTGGGGAAGACCCGCCCGCCTAGCTGGCCGCCTTCTTGAGACCGGCTTCCAGCTTCGCCTGCGGGGACATCTTGTCAACGGCTTCCTTGGCAAGGCCATCCTTGCCTTCTCCGCCGCCGAGCGCTCCGCCGCCGTTGGAGGTTCCGAGCCAGTGGCGGCAGTCGCCGCCGATCAGGCCTCGGAGCCATTCCTCCGGCTGAAGCGGGGTCTTGCCGTCCGATCCACGAACGACCGACCCGTCCTTGTCCAGCGCCACCGGGTTCCGTTCCCCATCTACCGAGAAGACCATGCGTCCGCGGGTGATGGCGTCCTCGATCGCACCGGGCACGAAGCCCTCGATCTTGGAAGCCGCCTGGCGGATGTTCGCATCGACGACCAAGGTCTTGATCGTCTCGCCTGACTTGGCCAGCTCGCCTTCGAGTTCGGTGGATCTGGCCTGCGCCAGTTCCACGTCCTTCTGGGCTTGCAGCCGGAGCCGCTCCGTCCGTCGCTCGATCACGTCATTCACCTTGCCCTCGGAAATGAGCTTGGCGTCCTCGTCGTTCTCGAACTGCTTCATGAGTCCGCGGATGGCCTCGGCGTCGAGGCCCTCCCACGTCTTCTTCAGCGTGTCGAGCTGCGTCTGGATGCCTCGCTTCTCTTCGAGGATCGCGTCGCGGTTGGTCCGGAGGCCGGCCTCCCGCTCGGTCGCGAATGCCTCGAAGGCTGCCTTGACCTTGGGATCGTTCAGGTCGATGGCGGGCGGGTCACCACCCTCCCCTTCGAAGCAGGGGCGGATGGGTGTTGCGTAGATCTTGCTTTCTCGGTACACGGGGACCCTCCTTGGGTCGCTGGGTTCCGGCCGCTCTGCGGCCGCGGGCTACTAGCCCAGGGGTTGATACGGGTTGACCCACGAGGTCAACCCAGGGAAATTAGTCATCCAGGGACGGCGAAGGGTTCGTCTTCAGGTACTCTTTGATCGAGACCTGCTTCAACTTACCACTGGCGTTCTGGGTGTAGTAGAATGCCTCGACTGTCGCGGACGTGTTGCCGCGGAGCACTGCGGCCGCCAGCCGGTGGTGTCCTGCCTGGATGTAGCCGAGACCGTCTATGTATCCTACGCGGATGCCACCGGACCCGAGGCCCTTGATCTTGGAAGGGTCCTCCTCGGCGATGTACCTCTGAACGGCGGACCGGATCATCCCCGGCTGGCTGGGGGCGAGATCCTTCGGGTCGACCAGGACGGTATTCTTGAAGCCCTCGGAGTCCCGTTTGATCCCGAGGATGTTGAAGCCCGACTTCCGGCGCTCGTCGATCGGCCATATACTGCGGGACGAGATCTCCTTGCCCGCGTCGAAGTCGAAAAACTTCTCGGCGTCCGGGACGTCCTTGATCTTCGCAAGAGATCCCAGGCCTCTCGCATGGGGCTTGGAGATCTTGAAGGCCGCAATCGGCCCGGTCGGATTGAGGCCCACCTCACGGAAGGCGGACGGGGTGGCTGACCGTAGCTGCGCGATCGTGAAGGGCTTGCCGGTCGTGCTGACGAACCGGTCGAGCGACACGCCGCCTTCACGGAAGAGCTTGCCCTTGGTGGGCCCGAGGACGTCGTCCTGGAACGCCGCCGACCGCCCACGGAGCCACTCCTCGTAAGTCAGGTCGCCAGGGACCTGGCCGTCCAGGGAGGCCCGGGTGCCGGGAGGGAGGCCCAGCTCGGCCTCGCCCTTGAGGATCGGGGTCATCGTGCTGCGGCAGTTGAAGTGGGCCGGGGGCCTGGGGCCTTCGCCGACCGGGAAGATCTGGCCGTCCAGGCTCTGGCAGATCGGTGACGTCCGACCGTCCAGGGTGCTGATCCAGCGCTCACCCTCGATGAAGTCCGCGTTCTCCGCCCACGAGGCCTCACGGGCCTGGGTCGAGGCGTGGATCATCGACGTGCGGACCAGGGTTCTGAGGCCCCTGCGGCTGACTTCGCGGGTCCCGTCGCGGTACCGCAGGGCCGGGGATCCGACCACCGAGCGGACCATTTCGTCGGTGGTCTGGCCGATCGTGACGCCCCGGACCACAGCCTGCTGGACCTGGGCGAGGTCGCCCGCGTGGAGCTGGCTGATCCACTGGCTCGCGATCTTCCCCTCGTAGGGGGTCGACCGTGAGGCGGCCAGGATCGCCGCAGCGCGCGGCGTGGTGGTGTCGAGGCCCACGGGGACCAGGATCCGGTTCAGGACGCCCAGGGCGGCCTCTGCCTCGGTCGCTGCCGTCTCCGCCATCGCCGCCCGGATCCCGGAGGATACGATCGCGTGCTGGGCCTCCAGGGCCTCGCGGATGTTCGCCTGCACCGCCCGCAGCCGGGAGGCCGTCAGGCTGCCCGGGTCGCGGACCCGGAGGAGCATCTGGGTTAGCTCCTCGTCGGCGTCGCGGTAAGCGGCCAGGAGGACCCGGGCCTCGGACTCGGACGCCCGGAGGACCTGCGTCTGGCGGACCAGCGAAAAGTCCCGGAAGACTTCGTTGTCTGTGGGCATGGTGTGGCTCCCCGGGAAGGGCTCGAACCTCCGACCTAACGGTTAACAGCCGCGCGCTCTTCCGACTGAGCTACCGGGGACTAGGCCTCTTCGTCGTCATCCGGCCCGGTGGCCGCCGGGGGCGCCGCCGCGGGCACCGGGGACGGCGGGACGCGGAGGTCATCGCCCTCCTCTTCGAGAAGCGCGACCTCGTCCTCGACCGTGCGGGTCGGGGGGACGATCTCGCCGCGCTGCAGCTGCGAGTGCATGGTCGCCCGCGAGTACGCGCCGGCCTGCCAGCCGGCCACGAGCGCCGCGATCTCCTGGGCATCGAGCCGGGTTTCGACGAAGTCCTTATTCATTTCGACGCTGACCTCGTCCGGGTTCCCTCCCACCCACTCCGCCGCGAAGCGCGCAGCGTCGGTGAAGGCCTCCTCGATCGTGTGGACCCCGGCCGTCAGGATCGAGGTCTCCGATCGGGACTGCAGCCGGGTGGTCTCGGCCGTGACGTTCGACGAGGTCGTGGCGTCGCGGATCAGGCGGGCGCCGAGCGCCGCCATCTGGTCTTCCTTGTCCAGCATCGCCTGGCGCAGGGACTCGATCCCGGGGCCTGTGAATTCCAGGAAGCCGGCCACGACGTCGGACCGCTCCGAGGTCCAGATCGTCGCCGCGCCGATCGACTTGGGCACGTCCTGCTTCGGGACGCCGAACAGGTACGGGGTGGGCTGCGACGTCAGGAACAGGCTCTGCTCCTTGTCGGCCGAGTTCCGCCAGTGGCCGACGTTCACGTTGGCCAGGTCGAGCATCGGGGGCTTGTCGGTCCGCGGCCGCGTGTCGAAGACGTTCACGAACCAGAAGGGGATGTCATCCAGCGGCAGCCCGTTCTTCTGGGGCACCGCGACGGACTGCAGCTCGAAGTTCCCGGAGATGAAGTCGAACTCGTCGCCCGAATCGTAGGCGTCGGGCCCGCGGCCCTGGGTCTCGGACTCGACCTCGGCGTAGACCTTCTGGACGTAGATCCCGTCCTCGATCGCCAGCTCGCGGATGAGGGTGGTCGTCTCGCCGTCGGCCGTCTCCTGCTCCTCGCGGACGAGGACGCGGACCAGCCGCCGGATCCCGCCCTCGGTGCGCTCCTCCCAGCGGAAGATCTGCTCCGCCTTGTAGGTCGCGATGTAGGGCACGTTGTTGAGGCCGGGCGTCGAGGCCATGTCGACGAGCAGACCGTACCGGCCGAGGCTCAGGATCTCGCGCATCGCCTCGCGCAGGGCCTGCTCGAAGGTGAAGCCCTCGGTCGTCGCCAGCCGCTGGAGCGAGTCGATGCTCGCCGGCAGGCCGACGGTAGGCTTGACCCGGAACACGAGGCCTGTGAGGCCGCGGAGCGTCCGGTCCGTCACGCCGTAGAACGCGCCGCGCGTGAGGTAGGCGTTGTAGTCCTTGGCCTTCATCCCCTCCGGCTTAGGGAGGTAGGCGGTGCCGCGTTCCTTGATCCGCTCCTCGCCCTCGATCGTGTCGCGGACGCGGCGCCACTGGTTCAGGCGCTTGCGGTATCCCTCGCTCGTGCGGGTGATGTCGGAGGCGGCCACCTAGTACAGCCCTGCAATTTCTGACTGGTCCATGCGGGCTCCCTTGGTGAAGGTCAGGCTCAGCGCCTCGGCGTGGTCGGGGCTCGAAATACCCCGGCGCTTCAGCGACTCCTTGGACTCGATCCTCACCTTGCCGTTGTTCATGGGGTCCCACGTGGGGAGCCCTAGTTCATGGGCGAGCTTCGTGTCGCGTGCGTCGAGCACGATCAGCTCGTCTAGAGGGTGCTCCTGGCCGCCCTCCATTCCCTTGAGGTGGAGCCAGTGCTCGTAGGTCTTCTGGAACCGGACCCGCATGATCCACCACGCCTCGGCCTTCAGGTTCGCGAACTTCTCGGCCGCGCGCTTCCCGTCGGGCCAGAAGCGATCCGTCGCGGGGATGCCTACATTGATCCCGGAGACGCGGACGCCGTGGGCCTCGTCCATGTGGCGCATCCCTGTTGCCACGCCCTCACCGACCCCGATCACGTCGAAGTTCAGTTCGGACACGCCGGCCAGGCGGGCCTTGGTCACTGCCTCGCGCGCGAGGCGCGTCCCATCCGGCTCGGGGATGTCTATGGTCGGATCGACGAAGGGGCCGAACCGCGCGCAGAACACCGACTTCGCCTTGCCGCTCGTCGCCACGTCCAGGCCGGCCACGCCGTAGCGGAACTCCGGCCAGGTGCCGACCATCGGGCCGATCTCCTGGGCCGCCTTGATCCAGCCGGACTCAATCACCGTCCGCTCGACGGAGGCGTGATAGTCGCGGTCGATCTCCTGGGCTACGATCAGCGGCTCCAGCTCTCGGACCTGCTTCGCGTACCAGGCCTCGTCCTTCCGCGGGTCATCGCGCCAGTCGAAGATGAAGACGGGGTGGACCCCGCTCATCCGCTTCCGGTAGAAGAGGTTGCCTGTGCCGCGGACCGTGGAGCC